CCGCCTGACTTCACAACATCTGGATGCCTAGTAAAGTCATCAAACAAGCTTCCACCAAAATGCGTACGGTAACCTTCGTTGTTGTAGGTACCCTCAGCAAATCGAATAGTGTTTAGAAGTGCCTGTTCCTTAGCAGAGAGCGTTCTATCAGCAACATCAAAATCAACTGCATCAGGGGCGTATTGCATCTGGAGATTGTTCTCTGGAGTCAGCTGACGCGGGTTAGGCAGCTGTGTCATTTGCAGGAAGCGCTCATCACCAGTTTGGCGATAAGAGAACTTGCCATAGTTATTGAGAGCTCGATCCCAAACTGCAGGACCTGCTTGTAGAGCAGCCGTGCCACCGGTCATCATTGCAATTACGGCTGCTCCAATAGCCGTATTCTTCATACCTTTACTTTCTAAGTGGTTATTAAGCGCTGTATTTCCCTTACCAATATCCTGACCAATCACTTCATTAAATTTGCGGAAAGTTTCTTCGACAGTAGGAGTTCTACCGTTTTTTACAGTTGCTGAGTTAAAGCGAATAGCATCAACCAGACCAGCAGCATAGAGCTGCATTTCAGGGTCAGGAAAACTCTTCTCTAGAACTGGTAAGTAGGGAGCACTCTTATACAAAGCCTCTCCTGTTGCATTACATGCCTTACCGATATTTCGTGTAGACCGAAAACATTCAGCATCATCAGCAGCATCTTGGATCTGTTCTTCAGACAGAGCATGGAAAAGCTTATGCTCTTTCTTAAAGTCTTTAACTGTACGAGTGACACCAGATCCAGTTAAGGATTCATTGAGAATTTGCACCCGAGATTTCTGTGGGTACAGCTTGGCAATAGTGTCAAACTCTGCAGGCCATGGGTATTGATATGGGCTTTGCTCATACCGATCAGCAATCTTAGATAGATAAGCAGCTGACTCTTCCCTGTTAGCAGCCCAGAAATTATCAGTGGTATAAGCAACTGGGCTTTCCTTTAGCCTGCCAAGACGTTGAGCAGAAGTCTGTTTGGCTTGGTGGAGTTCGGTTGTCGCACCGTACCACTTATGGAGGTTAGGGAAAGTGTGACCGCCTGAGGAATAGTGAAGTAAATGAGTTTTGTCTATGGTCTTACCCTCATTAACTTCAACAAACTGCTTACGCAATTCAATTACAGCGCTATCAACTGCCTCTTGATAAGGCATGCCAGCACTTTGTCGTTCAGCAATAAGCGTTCCTAGGTAACCTTGAATCGCACCCTTTGCTCTGTTTTGAACAAAGCCAAACTTTGCATCAGCAAGACCAGCGGGGTTGTGGTTAGTTCCCTTTTTGACCATATTGTTGACGGTTTCCTCAACCCCCATCTTCTCCATATAATTACCTTTTCTCTCTTGATAATTAGCAAATTCCTCTTCTATTTGTTTTTGGACAGTAAGAAGTTCTTTTTTAAGGTCACTTTCATCGTAGACACCACGCCGCATATCCTCACGGATTGTCTTAACACGATCTTCGATATATTCAGCTTGGACAGTGTGTTCAGATAACCACTGTTCAATCAGTGGATTTGTACCCCACCGTTTCTTATAGTCGCGGTAACCAGCATCTTCTACAAGACGGGCATCAAACTTACCGTCTTCATTGACAGCACCTTTAAGGATTGACTGTTCAGCTTTCTCCTTTTCTAATTCTTCATTAGCTTGTTTAGCTTTCTCTCTATCGCCATCAATCCTGTCAGCAGTACGCATTAAGCGAAGTGCCAAGCTAGGTTGATCTTTGAGGATAGTTTTGTTTTTATCGCCTCTCCATCCAGGTGAGTTGAGGATTAAAGTTAAGCCCTCACGGTCCATCTTATCGGTGCCAAATAAGGCCTCAAAGGCGTTGTGAATGCCATCCAATACTTCCTCCCCACTGCGGCGTTTGCCGCCGCCACTGGGGCTAGCAGAGCCCTCTAAGATAGCTCTGAAAGTCTCGATTGCATTGAAGTTCCCTTGTTTGACTTGCTGTGCTAGAAAACCTGTTTCTTCTTCAACCTTTCTGTTACTTTCTTTGAGGTAATTCTCATCAGCTTTGAGCTTTAGAACATTAGCTTGGTAGTTCCTAGTATGTGAAAACCACTTAGAGTTCTGAAGATCTTCAGGAGTATGCTTATCAATGCCTAGCATCAACACAGCCTTACGGTGTGCATCAGCCATGAGGCGTTGTTGCATCACACCTGATGCTGAGTTCCAGGCTTCATTAATAGGCTCCTTGCCGACAAACTTACCGTCATCGGTGTAGATATCAACCTCTTCATCAGAGCGAAGATAGTCCTCAATGATGCTACCATAGTTGTTAGTGGCTTCATCTAAATAGACCTGCTTAGCCATCAACCACGAACGGTTGGATACGTGGCCGATAACCTTGGCAGCACCTGCAGTAGCGCCTTGCTCTGCTAATACACCAGCAGCTCCAGCCGTAGCTACATCTGTCTGGTCCTCAGCTAGAACTTGTGCCTCTTGTTGTGCTTTGTCAGATGGACCGTTGCGCAAATAATCAAGCGCAGCGTTCATCTCTGCATAGCTGCCAGATTCTTCCTCTACAGCTTTAGCCTTGGATTGAGCGAGTTTTTGTAATGTAGGGGAGAATTGAGCAATCTGATCCCAGACACCGCCGGCATCATCCAAGATTGTCTCACCCCATTTTTCTAGATCCTTTTGCTTTTGTAGGATCTCATTTTGAAGGCGTGTAGCATCAGCTGAGAGATACTTGTTGTTTCTCTCTAACGCTGCATTGACACGAGCCTCATCTTGACGTTGATAGTTATCCTCTCGCCGTAGCGATGCAGTCTGGTCAAATGCCTTAGGCATTACCGAGTTACTGCCTATTTGAGAACTCTTGTATTGTCTTGCCATTAAGGTAGTTTCCTCATGAAGTTAGACGGTGTTCCGTAGAGCCCGGCTACTGTCGATGCTGTACCCAAACCAATCTTCAGTGCATCACCCCAGCCAAAGCCTTGAGCCCGTGGGCCACGCATTGGTGAAGTCATAGGACCGCCAGTGAATGGAGGTGCTGGTAGAAGGGTTGGTTGTTGAGGTGGTAAACCAAGTTGAGCCCACAATTGGGTCTGTGTATTAGAAGCAGCAATCTGCTTGTCGAACATTGCAGAAGTGTAGTTTTCAACTAGTTGCTTCTTAGTCCGTGATTCAGCCATTGAAGCAGGTACCAAATATTCGTTCTCTCTCGCCATCGCGTTACGATGAGCAGAGACACCAGTTTGTTCGTTGTTTTCTGTACCTTGCTTAGCGATCATCGCCTTGAGCTCTTCAAAGTTATTTAGATCAATATCACCGTATAAACGGCGAATGTTGATGTTTTCGTTGAAGTAGTCTCGTTCTAGCTTTTGCTGGATGTTCTTGATATTCTTGGCAAAGGTCTGCTTGCCAATGTCGTACATCTGAACTCGGCGGTTGTAGCCACCGATTATCTGCTCATTTTGCAGAGCCCACGACTTGATACGGTACTGGTTAATGCGAGAGTTCTCTGCATTCTTAGCGGCCCATAGAGACAGCTGTGATTTGTGTTGAGCATCGGCAAAAGCATTAGCAGCACTAGCTTGTGCGTTTTTGCTGAAAGCTCCAGCAATATCACCAACTAGACCTAGGCCACCACCAATAGCATTCCAAATACCAGACTTAGAGAAATTACCGTAATCAATTGCGGTTTTTGTAGGATCAGCCATTTATTTTACAGAATTCGATAAAGGTTGTTTTGTTAGGACCATATTCAAACTGCTGTAAGAATGTGAATCCAAGAAACTTAAGTAGTTTCAAGTGTGTTTTATTCCGTTTATCGACTATGTTCCATAGCAACGGCTCTGGTCTTCCATCGACAAATCTTTTAGCTTCTCTGGCGAATGTAAGTGGATACTCCAAGATGGCTGGTGTACATAACATCCAGATCATGTCTCCATCAGAGACTCCGGCCATTCCGGCAGTCTTGCCGTTAGGCACTGTGAAGTGGACCGTTTCAGGCTCCCAGACACAATCAGTTAGTAGTTCGTGGGGATCACATCCGTGACCCTCTTCGATCTCTCTACGATCATCTGGAAGCAGATTTGAGGCCACCTCAGCGGCAGCCTCCATCGTTGCTTTATGAATATAGTTAGGCACGTTGATAGAAACGAGTTGAGTAATCTCCCTCCCAAGACATTCCGTATAGGGTTGCTGGGGATGGGTGTTCAGAGATAATCTCTACAGTTGCACTAGTGTTCCTGTCATAGATAGGAATGTTTTCTTGCTTTCCTTTTGAGATCTGTACAGAACCTAGGGTGTACTCACCTAGGTTGTTTGTGTCAAAAGTCTTGGTGTAATCATCCCGCCCCTTACGGCGGAGCGTTGTCTTGTAGACACCAACTGCACCAAAGTCAAGACGCATACGGTGAACAATCAGGGATGCCTGAACGTCAGCACGATATGAATCATCTCGTTGAGTTTGGAAGTAGACCTTAGGCAATGAGATGTTCATTGCAAATCTAATGCCAACAGTTACATTAGTATCTGTCCAGTCACCGTCAACAACGAGATTATCACCGTCAACTGTTGGTTCTGCTGCATTACCTTTATTTCTACCAGCTTCAAGTGTGTAGACAATCCGTGTACCATAGGCTGGGATAGGTGCTACAAAAGAAGACTTCTTAGTACTTGAGTTATAGGTAATATCTTCCTTTTCAACTATCACACGATGATCAAGGAAGATGCGAATATCTTCATCAGTATCTTCAATTTCGACAGTGTTATCACGTTCTTCAAGATTCAGACGGTGCAACGAATAACTATAGGTTGCTGGATCTGAACCAGGATCTTGGTTCCTGACAGTAAAGAAGATGTTATCTTTAAGGATGCACATATGGAGTACATCACCACTCATTGTCCAACGGAACCAAGCAGACTGAATCCTTCTATCACCACGATTAAAGTACTTATAACCCCACAGGTTAGGACTCTTCTCTTTCTCTCCAAACAAAATCAAGCTGTTTTCACGACTATCAGCAATTGATTGAAGACCAGTAGGGAACTGACCAGCAATAATCTTGCTTTGTTCCAGAATCTCTGGCTGACCTTCCCGCTGAATGCGGGTCATTTCAAATAGGCGACTGTGAGTACCCGAGTCATTAAGGAATGCAATGGAGGTACCAACAGAAACGGGTCTAGTATTCTCAAGGAAGTTGTAAGTGCTAAGTAGTGTGATCTTAGCGGTAGAGGATGTAAGTGTATCTGCATCGGTAACCAACATAAATTGCTGTGTCCTACTAAATAGGACTAGACCAGTATTAACTTCGATACCGTCATAAAGAACAGCAGGTGTAGTAGAGGAACAGGACAGGTCAATAGGGTCCACACCACTGACAGTAAATGCAGACTTGCTCCAGAAGTCAAAGAACGAGCCTGGCCGCGAGAGGATAATGTTTTCATCGCTAAGGATCGCTAGTCGGTTTCTAAAGAACAGTAGTTTGTTGATCTTCCTACCAGCTGTTTCTGTACCATCAGCATTGTATTGAGGGAGGAAGGATGGCCTAGGACAGGTACCTTCATCGCCAATCAAACGATCAGCCCAGGTAACTGGTGAGACCTTAAATGTGTTATCTGCCTGGCGGACTAACTGCCAAGGCATTGTGGTGTTATCGATGGTGGTTTTGAGTCCAGGTTTAACTGTCTCTTCCCACACACCTTCACCGTCAGTGTCGTTATTACCTACGAACTTCACATAGTAATCATCCTGATCGAGACCACTGTTCAGAATCTTACAAACATAGCCATGCTTACACTGGTAAGGCAAACGTGTAATGTTCTCAACTTCCGTAGTAAAGATGTTGATCAGCTGTGCTTCAGGAGTGTCTACACTAAATGCGGAAGCATGAGTAATATAAAGACCGTTACCAGCAATAGTAGAGCTAAAGTTTGTTCCGTTGTAGGAAGTTGCGTCAACTGCAGTCTTAAGCTCTGTAAGAATAACTGACGCTTTAACTTCTGCAGAGGTGCCGGCAGAAGTCTTGTTACTATCGATAGTAGCAATCACACCTCCTGAACTATTAAGCAGGCGGAATGAATAGGTTTTGTTATATGCAATCTGCAGCAGATCTAAGAACGCCTCATTAGGGCGTGTAGCAGCAGTAGCAGAAGTCATCGCAGTAGCTACACCGCGATTAGCAATAAACGTATAGTCGTTAACAGTAAGGGTTTGGATATTATCTGGGTCAGTATGCGAGAGATAGCTAACAGGAGCACCACCCTCGTAAGTAACTTCTACTTCCTCACCAGCTACGTTGTTCTGTGTAATGACAAAACGTGCTGGAAAGAAACCGTCAATAGTAATGGAGTTGTTCTTTTTGTAACCACTGCCATTAGTGTTGATGGTGAGGTTGGTGACAGAACCACCGCTGACAGTGAAGTCAACAGTCATGCCTTCCCCGTCACCACCCGAAGTAGCAACATTGGTGTAGGTACCGTTACTAAGAGATCCCCCAGCATTGGTAAGTGAGATGAAGTATCGAGTAGAGAATTCGACTAATCTCCATACTTTTACAGTGCCAGTTGTAGTTACCTGACACATATACTGTTCAAAACCATCTCTATAAATATCAAACCACTTACCCCCAGCAGCAGCAGAGATGTCTCCTAAAAGCTTGGTGCCAGGTCTTTTAACTAAACCTGATGTAACGTCAGGGTATGCATTGTTTAAGTCACGCACTTGGCCTGGCAGCTTGAGCTGATCAGGCTGTTCTGAGATACCAAGAATATAGTTAGGAATTGTCTGCTGGATACTAGGCATGTCGTCTTAGTCCTTGATAAGGTTGATAGGCTGTGTATGAGGTTTCTTCAGGCCAACCCATAAAGGAATAGTCACCCTGATTACATTCGTATTCAACACAGGCAGCTCGGGCGTTAGCTTCCTGAATAGATAGGAGTTGATGTAGATCTGGACTAGACACCAGCTGCGCTGCAGCTCTAGCTGATGAACGGAGAATGATGTACCTCTGGAAAACAGAAGGTAAATCAGTAAGTTCAAACAGCCAAACAATATCTAGATACTGATCCGAAGTGAATTTATAAGTATGATTTACTTTGTCATAGAGCTTACCGCCTCTCTTAATTACGTTAGTAAGGCGGCTCTTCTGACCATCGCTAACGTCCATCCTTAACATGTTAGATGGGATTTTGATCTCATTCTTAGCGTCTGGAGCTAGCTTGTAGTGGTGCTCTGTATTAAATACCCAACCTTCATCTTGCACATCTCTATTTACATCTTTCAGGATGCCATAGATATATGAGATTTCAGGGTTGGAAAAGTCAAGCTTGTTAATAGGGGCTTGACCGATGGCTCCCAGAATTGAATTAACTGCGGAGAGTTCGGTCACGTCGTCGATTGTACTGGGAGTTGTCATATCAAATAGTAAAAAAAAGGGGACCCGAAGGCCCCCTAGTTAGGGATTGAAATTTCAATCAGAATGCGTCAGTGCCAGCATCGCTGTTATTAGGAGCAGCGCCAGCAATCAGTTCCACGCAAGCAGCGGGGTTCAGATAGTCAGCACCAAGAGCCATACGGCCCAGGATCACATCGCCCTGGTAGACCACGGACACGTCACCACTGGTGACTTGCACCTGAGGTGCCATTGCTTCGACACAAGCGGCAGCTTCACGCTGGAAGATCAGACCGCAGCTGTGCTCGAACTTAGCGGCAGCACCGTAATCGTTACGGGAGCCGTAGCTATCAGTGACAGCAGCGTCATCAGACATGTCAGGACCCACGCCACCCATGTTCTGGGGCGAGGTAACGCCAGGATTGTTATCACCGGCAGTTCCGAACTTAGTACCGAAGGACTGGAAGAACGGAATGTTCATAGACTTGAAGATCTGGATGCCAGCAATCTCAACGATGCCTTGGCCAGACTGCAGAGCACTACCCTGAACGTCGCGGTTCACGAGACCGCCATCACCAACTTTCTGGATAAGTGCGTAGTACTGACGGGGGTTGAGTACAGCCACACGGCCGTCCATGCTCACACCCTTTTCGTCAAGAGCAGCTGCAGCGTCATAGAACGCAGTGATCAGCTTTTCAGCGTCATAAGCATTAGAACCTTGATCGGAAGTACCGACACGGATCTGAGTACCGCCGGGCTCTACATAACCGCTCTTAGAGATCGGGTGTGCAGCACGAGCACCTTTGGTGATAGCACGGAAAATCTTACGGTCATAAGTCTCGGCAAGAGCGTAACCAATCTTGCGAGAGATTTCAGACCTCAAATCGTAATGAGCAAGAACTTCATCCAATTCATAGACGAATGCACTGGAGATGAGCAGGTCATCAACGGTGATCGTCTTTTCTGCCACCGGGGGTGCGTTCTCATCGTTACCGAGAATGCTTTGTCCGGGGGTGTGGTATTCAGCTTTTGTCCGGCCAGTGTAGATGAACTGAGCCGAGCGTGCATTTTGAAGGGTACGCTTCATAACCAGATCGCGAGCGATCGTGTTGTGTTGGAAACCCTTAAACATCTCACCGCTAAAAATCTTCAAGTAAAGATCGCGGTTGTTAGATGCGTCATAAGTGCCAGTATCACCCTTACGTCCAATAAACGTAGGGTTGCTATTGGCATTACTATTTTGTTGAGCCATTGTTAGAGAATAAGAATACTATCCTCTGATCGATCAGAAATTTTTTACCAATTTTTTGTGGTCTATCCCACCGTCTAGACGGCAATGGGTATCCTCGTAAGGGCCAATGCCAATAGGTAGGGGAGGAATTGCACCTCCCCGTTAGGTCTACCTACCTTGTTTGATGTAAGCAACGCCGCGATACTTCAGCTTAGCCGCTTTAGATGCAGCGACTTGCTCTTTGATGCGAGCTTGCAGTTCAACATTAGGCATGATGATCTCCATGAAGTACCACACCCCCGTTCCATGGTGTGAGTGTTATGCGTCCGATTGGAATGTTTCCTCTAGCACCAACTTACAAAACTCAGTGCGTAGTACATCTAACAGCTGTTGTTCAAACGGATCTCCACCTGGCCATTGGTCAAGATGGAAACATATTGATTTATAGATCTGTTTGAGTGCTACACCATTGAGATCTATTTGGTAGCGAGTTTCTTCCATAGGATGAACGTACGATGCTTACACCCAGCGTGCGTATTTCTTGCCGCCGCTAACATTGCCGCCGGTAGCTCCTTTGGCATAGCCCCCTGATTTAGGACCAACATTAGCTCTCTTCGCAGCGGCTTTCTTCTTGGGCTTTTTGATGTTTGCGTGTGGCTGTGGTTTGTTCACTTTCTTTTTCTCAGAGGACTTTTTGGACATTAGAACTTATACTTAAGACCAGCCTTAGTACCAACGCCGAGACCTTCCAGCTCCATACCTTCTTTGGTAGCAGCAGAGACTTCACCGTATGCACTGAGGCGCTTGGTGACTTTGAACTTCATACCGGTTTTACCAGAGGCAGCACCGACTT